CAAACAACATATACCAAATTTCAGCACCCGAGTGTACAGTCTCTTCACCTGACTGCCAGTCTATGGTGATCTCTGTGCCACGTTGCTGTTCCATCACTGCTGTGTATTCTAGTGATGCAAACACACCTTCCCATGCAGCCGCAAAGGAGTCACCCCGGGCCATTTTGTCCTTGATGTATCGGTCAGTCATTACAGGTCGCAGTTGGCCTATAATGGTTTCTGGTCCCATGTTCAGAGCACGAATTGCTGACGGGTATAGACTGTTGATGTCTATTGATCCAATCCATTCATGTATGCCTTTGCGTGGATACGCCACATAAGCACCTGCTGCCTGTGTGTCCTCATCAGTGAGACGCTGTTGTCGATTGGGCACAACCATGCCACGCTCATGTGCTTCGTTGATGATGGCCTGTTCAGTCACTGCCACAGCACCCATTGTGGTGGCCAACAGCACAGTGTTGGCATGTGCCAGTTCGCTGGCCAGTTCCAAGAATCGCAGTTTTTTGTCCAGTTTGTCCAACAACAAGGTATCTTGCCGGTTGTATTCAATAAAGGTTTGGAAGTGTTGGTTGTACAACTGATCCAGTGTGCCCTCAAATTGTGTCTTGCGCTCACCTAGTTCGTATTCAGCAATGGCATCCAGGCTGTAACTGTGACGCTCTTCATAAGTGTATTTGCGATACAATTGCATATAGTCCATATGCACACGACCCACCAGGTCATAGGTTTCATTCTCAGCACCAAAGCGTTCAAACACACGCTTCTTGGGAAATTGCCCCCACAAACAGAATCTGCGTGTGTCGTCTTTGCTGAGCACTCGAGTGATACGATTCACTGTGTAGGGTATGTCATAGCCTTCCGAGTTCCAACCACTCAGGATGTCTGCATCTTCGATCAGGTCCAGGAACATCTTTAACATTTCTGACTCAGACTCACACAACACAGTGTTTTCAAATTCCGCACAGATCTCACGAGCAGTCTCGGGACTCATATGGCGTGGTGCTACCACAAGTGTGACCAGTTGCTCCAACCAATTCAGATATACCGATATGGCAGTGATGGGATTGAAAGGATCTGTAACAGGAGAGAATCCACGAACTGGATCAAACGCAACTTCAATGTCAAAGAACGCTGTGTTCAGTGTGGGTGCGTCTTGGTCTTTGTAGTTTTCTTCAAAACAACGGAATATGGGATTGATGTCTGATTCGTAGATCTGTCGCCCGCTTTGTGCTCGAACTTCTTTGCGAAACTCTTTGTTGTTGCGTGTGCTGAACCTTGACACAGGTGTGCCATAAATGCTCTGAAACTTGCCTCGGGCATCGTTGTAGTAAAACACATAATTGGCAGGATACTCTCGGTACTGCCGTTTGCCTTCGCGACGTTCTACCACGTGAATGCGATCGTGCTCACGATCAAATAGTGCGTCAATATAACTCATTGTTCTCCGTTCGTGGCCGGTATAGCCTTGTTACATGCTCGTGATGTGAGCGACTCATTGTTACTTATCATGCTATTATAGCACATCTACACTTTCAATTTCAAACAAAGGCGAAGTTGCTATTTGTTTCAATACACCAAGATTTTTTACTCGTCCCACACGTGGCCATCCGGTATATCTCATAACTTTTTCCCAACCATGCTGTTGTACCCAGTCGGGAGCATGTATTTCATACCAGGTACGATAACGTTCAGTGATGTTAAACTTTTCTGGTTGAATCATTAAGTTGATTCCTGGACGTACCAAATCGTGAAATTTACATGTCTGCGGGATGTTGGACAAATCTCGTTGTCGATACACAAAAATTGGGTCATGTCCCACGTAAGGATTCTGTAGTTTGACATCGCCAAATTCTAGTTGTGTAGAAAAATTCAAATCATCAGGTATAGAAATACCGTCGTCGTTGAACCATTCAATTTGAATCCATCTTCCTCTAGAATTTTTTGATTGAATGGCATGCAATGCATAATGCAGTTCATGCAACAAATTATCGTGCTCTTCAGGGATATTTTGAAATCCACTAGACAAATACAGCTCGACGTCTTTGTGCAAATCCACTAATTCTGTCAAAGAATAATGAGTTTGAATCCAATCCCATTTTAAAATATCTTTTGCCTGTTGGGTTAGAACAGAAAAATATTCCAAGGTATATTTGCAAGGATCTCTGCTGATGGGAGATTGCTGGCTGTTCTTTTTTAATAGATTTACATAGTCATGTTTTAGACTATTGTTGTCAAGTTCAATTTCCAATGCTGGAAAATTCTTGTATTTTACTAAAACATCCACAGCCATAGCACAGTTAAAGAGTTTTGCCTACTGTTTCAAGAATTGTTTCTAGTAACTCTTGATCTTGTTTGGTCTTACCAAATTCGGCCTTGTGTGCCACGCGGATGGCCTTTTTCAACACCGCCGGTTTGATTTCTAATTCTTCTGCAATGGCCCGGATGGTGTCGGTGAGCCCACCCTGCAGGGTATCAATCTCGTGCATCACAGCCATGCCTTCGTTGATGATCTGGGTGAGTTTGATCTTTTGTTCGCCGTTGAATGTTTTGTTATCCATGTATACTCCTAAAACACTAGTATAACACAAATTTTGATGTTGTCAAGAAGAAGTTGCTCACTCTGGATGTTCACCGTAGCGAATGGTTACTGATCTGGGCAGCAGCCGCCCACTCGGTCCTAAGGCTGAGTTCTTTGCAGTGATTCGTTCAGTCCTTGAATCACACGTTGTATTTGTTTTAATTTTTGGTAGTTTTGCTCTGCTTCTCGACCGTCGTAATAAGCATTGCCTTCGGCATAGTCGTAATTGGGATCACGGCGCTGTTCGGCCGCAGCCACCAGTTCGTCAATGTTGGGGTATCGGGCAGTCAAATCACGTTGCATTTTTTCAGCATCTTGTGGCGGTGGTGTGTATGGTTGGCGTCTAGCATCTGCACTGGCCAGGCCTTTTGTTCTGTTGGCAATTGTTCTATCAGCAGAGGCAACTTTTGCAGCATCGTCACGGTCGAAGAATCGGTTTGTCTGGGCCATGGCCCGGCTCAATTGTGCTTTTTTACCATAGTCGCCTGGGCTTACTTCTGACACGTCTTGCTCCGCTGTGACCACGGGCTTGCCACTTTTTCCTGTGTTGGCACCAAGTCCAGACACTTGGCCTTTGGTACCACGACCACCGGCTGCACCAATATGTGCGGAACCTTGCCAACGTTCGCCTTTGCGTGGTCGAGCTGATTTGAGTCGTTGTACTTGGCCACCACGTGCTAGGAATGCTGCCACAGCGTCATCGTCTTCTGCCACATCTTGTTTTTTGTTGTTGTATAAGTCATTGATGATCATGATTATCGTTCTTCTATGTAATCTGTGTTGGAGTTGCGTTGCTGTGCTTGACGACGAGCTTGGTACAATTTGATTGCCATGCCAGCATCATCCAGACTTCGAAAGCGACTGGGTAAAGCACGTTCTCCATGTCGAATTTCATAACCTTGGGCATCATCGCCATAACAGCCCAGAGATTTGCCATCCGCTATTTCAAATGTGGCAGTGGGTGCCTGTGGTGCGCCCAGTGTGTTGGCCACATCCAGTTCGGCAGCATGTGCCACTTCGGTGTCACCTGGGTCACTAGGACCTTGCATGGCAGCAGGGTCAGTGTCAAGTTCTTCGTTCAAATCCAAATCACTGTGATTGAATGCCATGTAACTGTTGCCATGTTCATCACCGGCACGTACTACAAATACACCGGCATCATCATCGCCGGATTCATCTTGACCAATTTCCCAGCCCATGGCAGCCAAGGTGTTCTGTGCTTTGGCCATTTGTTGTTCTGTGCCATTCCACCATTGTGCAGCCAATTGACGTAGGATTTCTTCTTCATCGGGCTCACGGTCGTCTCCACCCACTGGTGCAAATTCTTCAATCTCTTCAGGCTGGTGCTTTTGCACAGCATCTTTGGCTTTGTCTTTCAAGTCACGGTCAACACGCACCTTCTTTTCCAATTGGTCTAAATATTGTGTCAGGTCTTTCTTGACCTTGCTGATCATGTCTTCTTCAATCTCGGCCATGGTTTCTTCAAGTGCAGTTCTTGTAGGCTCCACACTGTCACCAACCATGTAATCGTCCATGGGATGAGCAGGATCTGTTTTTGCACCCAGCGCACGAATGTGACGAGGCTTGAACAGTGCAGGCAACTGAGGCACCCGTTGTTGAGCAGGGCTCAATCGACCCTCCACTGTGGCCAGTCGGTCCAGGATTGATCTGATGTCGTCGCTCATGCTCGTTGGTCTTTCAAACTGCTGCGCAATTGCCATTGGTACTTGCCGTGTTGGCTCAGCCGTCCTGCCACAAAGTCAGCAATGCCCTGTTGATTTTCTTGTTCAGCAGCAGCAAAGCACTGGTTCAGCAGTTCTATCATTTGTTGTGTGTTGGCCAGCAGTTCTTCGATCATGAGTCGAGCACGTGGGACCTTTGGTTGTCCTTGTATCACACTGAGTTCGGCAAAACGTTCCAGGCTGCCGGGAGCGTATTCGTCAAGATATCTAATGTATTCTGCTGTTTGATCCAGTGCACCATATGCGTCTTCGTAGATTTCTTGGAAAAAATTATGCAGTTCGCTGAAGTCAGGACCTTCCACATTCCAATGAAATTGGTGTGCTTTGAGGTAGTAGACAAAATTAGTTGCCAATAGAGTTTTTAAATTGTCCGCGAGCATTTTTATTCCTTTTGTATTCCTTGGGCGTGTTAGGCGTAGGATCCGATGCAGTTGTATATTTACCTGTCAGCAAGGAACCTCCAGATCTTGACAGCATGCCCATGGCTGATTCTACAGGGGCAATACCACCCGACACTGTGGCGCCGGCTGATGCTGATTCTACTATTTCACTTGCTCTCATTTGCGATCTCCACGGCTGTTTGACCTTGATATTCTATTATTTGTCCAGGGCCTGCAACAACTTTGTAGTCGCGTACTTTGACACTACCATGGTCCGTATCCACAGTTTCAAATCTTATGGGGTATACGCCAGCAGGTGCAGATATTTGAAAATTTTCTTTTAGGTAGCAATTTTCCCACGTCCATGTTCGTTCTGTAAACAGTTCGTTGTTGACATAGGCTCTGTACCGGAAAGGCTGCGCATGTGCCTTGGCAGTGACATCACATTCCACACGAACAAAATAAGTTTGCATAGGGATATTTAGCCAAATCTACGTGGAGAATTTTTTGGGGATTATTTGCCAGCCACTGCTAATCCAGCGCCTTTGTTGAAGCTGGGGCTCCATGAATTGGCTTGACGCAGGCCTTTGCGTTTGGACCAGTCATACCCGGCTCTGTGTCCCGAACAGTCTTTGGTGCATTCTGATCCTAGGAAATTGAGTTCTCGCAGTTGATCACGTGTCCACTTGTCAGGAATCACGCCGTGTTTGGCCACAAACTTGTCGTGCAATTGCCGGCCAGTAATGCCGTGGTCACGAGCAATGGTTTGCATCATGTGGTCAATTGCACTGTA